GCACGCCGTATCCGTTCATCTATCTGGGCGGGAGCGGTCAGAGGGACAGCGCGACGAAGTCCGTATTGCTCGGCTATGTGACGCAATCCGTCAGAGTATGGCACAGCGACCCGCACAAGCGCGGCACTGTATTATCCATGCTTGCAGGCATCAAGACAGCGGCACGTTCCATCACACAGACCGCGCATTACCAGTGGCGCGTCGAGATATCCGTGCAGGACATCACCGACGATGCGACCGTCCGCCCTCCGCTTCTCATGGGTATTCTGGAAATCACCGCACACTTTTCACCGATTTGTTAAAAAAGGAGATACAACACATGAAAAAGATTGATCTTCAGCTTTTTACCGCCCCGACCGTTATTGAGGGCAAGAAAATCATCTATCTGTACAGACTGCTGAAAGACAAGGCTACGAAAGGCGGTCTTAACATCGCATATACCACGGAGAACAGCTCTTCGTTCAGCCGCGACTCTGACAATACCGAGACGAAGGACGGTCCGGTCAGCACTCCGGGAAGCCTTGAGACGACCGTCTCCGCAACTGCTGTCTTTTCAAAGGACGGCGACGGCATGACACCGACAGAGGTCAGGAACGCTCTGATCGCGAACGAGGACTTCGAAATCTGGGAAGTCAATACGGCAGATGCAGGCGCAACGACCGGCAAATTCAATGGACTTTATATGCGTGCGAAATGCACATCCTTCGAGCTCAGCTCATCGGCAGAGGACAACGCCGAAGCGGACATCGAGTGGAGCGTGTACGGCACGCCGCAGGCAGGTGAGATCACTTACTCTGCAGCCTCGAACTCCGGTGCATACACGTTCGTTGATGCAGTCGCCGGCGCGTAAGGAATGATCACGACCGGGCGGACAGCTTCTGCCCGGCCTTTTGTTTTATCAACACAAATCAACACGAAAGGACATAGCGATATGTATAAAACACTTACCATCAACGGCACAGAATATGAATTCAATTTTGGCTTCGGCTTTGTTAAGGCGATCTCAAGGGTCAAGCTCCAGGACGGCAACGAGATCGGACTGCAGTACAGGGTCGCACAGCTCTACGACGGCAATCCGGAAGCGCTTGTCGACGTGCTTATGAAGGCACGTGTCAAGACCAATGCTCCGACCATGGAAGAGCTGCAGGACTGGCTCGAGGATGAGAATACCGACATCGACGCAGTATTTGAGCAGGTGCTCGATTTTTTATCGACAGCCAACTGCTCGAAGAAGCAGACCCTCAAGATGCTGCAGTCAGCCCGGGAAGAGGAAGAGATTCAGAAGGCGGAGACAGCCAAGAGACGGAAGGAAGCCGGGCTCAATTGACATGGATGGAGTTCTACCGGGAAGCGTGCATCGACTGCATCCGCTATCTCGGATATAACTCCATTGAGGAATTTGACAGATTAACGATTCCGGATTATGAGCTGCTGATGGAAGGCGTGGCATATCGCAGAACGGATCAGGAATACTGGGCGGCTCGCGTCGCATGGCTTTCCATGTCGGCGCAGGCCAAGAAGAAGACCGGAAAGAGCTATCGCCCGGTATATAAGAAATTCAAATCGTTCTTCGACATTGAAAAGGCGACCAAGGAAGTTGGAAATCGCCTCAAGAGGGCGAGGGACAGGCGAAAGTGAAGGGTAAATGAATGGCGGCATCCAGCTACTCAGTAAAGGCCGTTCTTAGTGCGGTCGACCAAAACTTCACATCGACATTCAAAAAAGCGGAGAAAACCGTCACCGGTATCGACAAAGCGATCAGCGGTATGACCTTCGGGGCAATGGCGGGCGTCGGAATGGCAGCTTTCAACACGGTCGCCAGTGCGGCAAAAGGATTTGTCGGCGATATCTACAACGTAGGCGCGGGATTCGAGACCGCTACCAGTCAGATTGCCTCGACAATGCAGGTGCCGAAGGACTCCATACAGGGCATTATTGACAAAGCCCGGGAGCTCGGTGCATCGACAAAGTACACAGCGACCGAAGCGGCTGAGGGATTCAACATCCTTGCGCAGTCCGGTCTTGCGGCAAATGACCAGATAGCGACCATGCCGAGCGTCCTGAACCTGGCGGCGGCGGGTGCAATGTCGCTCGATTCTGCGGCGGGGTATCTGACAGGCTCAGTCAAGGGCTTCGGCGACAGCTTCAACAATGCGTCCTACTATGCCGACCTTATGGCAAAGGGCGCAACGCTGGCGAACACAGACGTCAATATGCTCGGCGAAGCACTCTCCCAGGGTGCAGCTACGGCTTCGACCTATGGACAGACCGCGGAAGGCACGACACTGGCATTGCTCAGACTGGCAGAACAGAACGTCACCGGAGCGACGGCGGCGACAGCAATGAAACGCGCTATGGCGGATATTTACACGCCGACGGGAGAAGCGGCTGACGCATTGGAAGCACTCGGCGTATCGGCATACGATGCGAACGGAAACGCTCGTGATTTCAATACGGTCGTGGACGAGCTTAACGCTTCGATGAGTGGAATGACCGAAGAACAGCGAAACGCTACAGCGGCGACCATCTTCACGACAAGGGGCTTGGAGGCATTCAACAAGATGTGTGTCTCATCCCCGGAGAAGGTGGATCAGTTCAGCGAAGCGCTTAGGAACTGCGGCGGTGCGGCTGAGGACATGTACAAGAAGCAAACCGATAACCTGCAGGGCGACGTTGATATTTGGCACAGCTCGGTCGATGCTATCAAAGAGACCATCTACAGCGATTACGTCGGCGGGCTTCGGTCTATCGTCCAGTGGGGGTCGAGGACGGCAACGGCCATCAATAACTCCATGAAATCGGGCAAGATTAAGAAATTCGTGCGGGATGCGGGCAAGTATCTGACTGTGTTCCGCGTGAATTTCTCCCGGGTCGGACCGGCATTTGCAAAAGCGTTCGGTGCTATCGGTAGGGCACTCGCCAAGATTAACGGCGCATTCGGCTCGACGGAATCGGTACAGAGCTTTTCCGATGTGGTCGGGAAGGTCGCTGATGCGCTCGTGGCGCTTGCGGGCTTCATTGAACAGCACGCGGACACCATTGCGAAACTTATCAGCCTGTTGCCGAAGGTCGTTGCGGGATTTATCGCATTCAAGGCAGTGACGTTTGTTGGCGGCATCATCAGCACGATTGCGGGTGCCATTGGCGGACTCGCAGGCATTATTTCTGGCGGTATCGCAGGAAAGCTCGGGGAGACGGCATCAGGCATCCAGTCCGCGGGCACTGCGGCAGAGGGTTCGTCAGCCTCCATGCTTGCGGCGGCCAAGTCATTCATGATGATCGGCGCGGGCGTCGCGCTCATCGCTTTGGGCTTCGGGATTCTTGCGCAGTCAGCCATCGCCCTTGCTTCGGCAGGCGGTCCGGCAATTGCAGTCATGGCAGGTCTTGTTATTGCAGTCGGATTACTGGCGGCAGGGCTCTTCTACATGGCGACAACGGCGACGGCATCAGCGGCAAGCCTTACAGCGGCGGGCACAGCATTCCTCATGATCGGGGCGGCAGTGCTTATGGTGGCGGCTGGCTTCGGCATCATGGCAATTGCGGCAATAGCGCTCACCAATGCGGGCGCTCCCGCCATCATTATGTTTGCGGCGATGGTTGCGGTTATGGCGCTCTTAGCGGTCGGTGCGGCGGCACTCGGCGCGGCACTCACCGCGGGTTCGGTCGGATTCATCACATTCGGCGCGGCAGTGCTCATGGTCGGTGCGGGACTATTCCTTGCGGCGGCAGGCGTGGCGCTGATTGGTGCATCGCTTCCGGTCGTCGTGTCAGTCGGCTCACAGGCGGCAACGGTATTCTTACAGCTCGGTACGGCGCTCCTCATCTTCGGTGCGGGCGCGCTTGTCGGCGGGGCGGGTGCTCTCGTCCTCGGCGCGGGGCTCATCGTTGCGGGTGCAGGTGCGGTCGTAGCGGCGGCAGGCATCCTTGCGGTCGGCGTTGCGGCAATCGTCCTCGGGGCAGGCGCTCTTGTGGCGGCTGTCGGCGTGATTGCGCTCGGTGCGGCTCTAATGGTCGTCGGCGCAAATTCTATGGCGGTAACGGCGGGATGCATGGCGCTCTCGGCAGGCTTGCTTGCCATGACGGCAAGTGTGCTCGCACTCACGGCAGGGTTATTTGCATTCAGCGGCGGACTTATTGCGGCAACAGCCGCGGCAGTCGCAGGCGCGGTCGCAATCGCGGCGCTCGGCGTTTCGGTCACGGCATCCGCGGCAGGAATGGCGCTCCTCGCGGCAAGCACAGCGCTCGTCGCGGAATCGGTCAGCAAGATCGAGCAGGACGCAGCAAGCGCGGCAAGCTCGCTCAGTGGAATGGAATCATCCGTCGACGTGGTCAGCTCGGGCATGAATGCCCTCGGAGCGATAGTGGACACCGTATGCGATGCGGTTGCAAAGACCGCGAAAAAGAGCTTCGACCAAGCCGCCAGGGCAATGCAGAAGGGCATGAATGACGGCTCAAGGGCGGTAACGAGCGGATGTCAGTCCATACTCAGAACAATGCAGTCAACCGCTACACAGGCGGGTCAGGCGGGCACACAGGTCGGTCAGCGGTTCGCGACAGGCATCCGCGCCGGCGGGGCTGCGGCTATCGCGGCAGGCTCGTCGATTTCGCTGTCGGCGGCGAACGCAATGAACAGTGGATACGGCACGGCATACGCGGCAGGCTCCTACATCGGACAGGGTCTCGCGAACGGTCTCGCTTCACAGGCAGGCAATGTTGCGGCTCAGGCGGCGGCTCTTGCGGCGGCGGCAAATGCGGCAATTGCTGCGAAAGCAAAGATCGGATCGCCGTCCAAGGTCACGTTCAAGTACGGCGCATGGTACGGCGAGGGCTGGATCAATGGTATCGCATCCAAGATACGCGCGGCACTCGCGGCGGCAAAGGAACTTGTCATGGCACCGGTCAGGGCGAGGGATGCTTACGCCGGCGACTTCATCGGCGCGACAGAGCTCGATGAGAATTACAGCTATAACCGAGAGCAGACCATTATCACGAAGACCTACCTCGACGGACGCGAGATTGCACGCAGTGAGACGCCGTACAGGCGCTCCATTGACGCGAGGGACGCACGAAAGACCGGCAGGCGGTTAAGAGTTGCTTACGCATAATAAAGTCGATGTGAGGACATTATATGGCTTTATACAAATTTACAGACACAATCGAAATGGCGCTTCGGGCGGAGCTTCCGTCCGAAGCGCTCAATTTTAACGGCGTTTTCTTAGAGAACGAAATCGACGGTTACAGGACACTCAATGTCACAGGGCGCGAGGCTCTTGAATCCGAGATTGACGCCATCGAGACAAAGGCGCGACACGGCGCGAGATATCGTTCGCGGCGGCATCTTCCGAGAATTATTACCGTGAGTTATCAGCTGACGGCGAAGAATGCAATCGAGCTCATGGAGAAATTTAATAAGCTCAATTACATTCTCGATGCGGAAGAAGCGACGCTCATCTTCAACGATGAGCCGGGCAAGTTCTTTATCGGAACGCGGCAGAACATGAAGCCCCCGAAAGAAGGCGTGCTTTGCACCAGGGGAGAGATTGAGTTTTATTGCGCGGATCCCTTCAAGTATTCCGTCAAGGAGTACGAGGTCATGGAAGAGGACGGCGCTATTTCTACCATCTACAACGGCACTGTTCCGAATCCTCCGAAGTTCAGGATTTTTGCGCATGGCGATATTGGATTTATCGAGCTCCTGAAGGACACGGCGAGAATCACCTGCGGCACAGCGCAGGACTTGAAAAAAAACAAAGGCGGCTCGGGGCGCGTATTGTTTGATACACGGACAAACTCAAAGGGCTTCAAAGTCATGGGCCCGCTGATGGATTGGCGGACGCTCACGACCTACATTGAAGAAGTAACGGGCGTATACGGGGACTGTTTTCCATTGCCTCCGCCCGGCGAAACTGTCGAGTTCTGGGACGGCATGGAAGACGTCTGGTACTGCGAAACAGAAACTATCGACGGCGCGGAATGGCTCATCCCGCACAGAGCGAGGCACCGGTTCGCGCTGACATCGACGGGAGAATCGGTCGATGCGGGAGATTATGTCATCATAGAGCACGACGATCATGGAGACGTGACGGATATCACGGAGCTCATAAACGATGACGACAGCAAGCCCTATCAGCTCCACGGCGGCGCGATGCAGTACGATATCGAGATGACACGGCGGAACTTCGAGATAGACTTCGAATCACGGATTTATGCGGAGCGGACAAGTGAGCGGGGCGCTCAGGCATTCACACTTTACGGACTCAGCGAGACGGTCACGACCGGGGACGGCACCGAGACGATCACCATTGAGACCGTCAAGGTATGTGGTCTCGTTATCGAAAAATCGGCAATCGGTACGAACCGCCTTGAAGTCTCGGTCTATATCGGCGATGACAAGGCAGATACTATCATCATGCCGGCAACTGCCGACAATCCGGTATTCGGGGAGAACAGTCTCAGATGTTCGTTTGCGCGCTTCGGAAACGTGTACACGCTGAGGCTCGGCAATGAGACGTACACCTATCAGGCGGGAAACAAGCACAGCACTCTCATACCGACACACATGACGGTGTATGTGCTTGACTATACCGGTTCGCCGGTCCTTAAGCGCAATGCGGTCCGCTATATCAGGCTCGTGGAGCACGCGGCGTCAACAGCCAAGGCGATCACGAACATCATCAGGAACGGCGATGAGGTGGTGATTGACTGCGCATCGGCTGAGATCACCGTGAACGGAATCTCGGAACCGGGGCTCGGTGACATCATGAATCAGTGGGACGGCATGGACCTTGTGAACGGTCCGAACAGCATCGCCCTCAGCATGGTGCGCGACACGAAGAAGAAAGCACCGGAAATCACCATGACATACCGGGAGGCATATTTATGATTCTGTACTTTGCGGACAAAAACATGAATATCCTTCGGGTGGCGGGCGATAAGCTGAAAGACGGGCTTCGAATCGAGGGCGACCTTAAGACGTCAGAGCTTGCATACGGCTCGGATGTCTTTGAGTGCAACGTGTGTTACAAGTCAAGCGAATATGCTATCATTGACCGCCTCAGTGACGCAGGCGGATACATCCTGCGGGCGAACACTAAGAGCGACGGGAAATACGAGTGTTACACGATTCTTGAATCGGAGAACGATACGGAGTCATGCGAGTGCTGGGTGTCAGGCGAGAGCGCGGGGCTTGACAACATTAACGAAATTCTCGATGCATACGAAGCGCCCTACGCCATGACGTTAAAGGAATACATGATCAAAATGAACACCGGGTCCGGTTTTACGATTGGCGTGGACGAATCGAACGGAAAAAAGCTCAAGCTCACGTTCGACAGTGCCCAGCCTGCGGCGGAACGGTATCTTGAAATTGCCTCGGCGTTTGGCATGGAGCTGTCGTACAGCTTTGATATCGACAACCTCAGAATATCGGGTATGTATTACAATTTCCACAAAAAGCGCGGGCGGGTGCTTGACAAGCCGCTTCGAGTCGGGCATGAAATCCGACCGCTGAAAATCAGCAAATCCATGCTTGATTTTGCTTCGGCGCTTGTGCCGACGGGCGGCGCTCCGTCATCGTCTGAGGGCTATCAGCTGAAAAGCGGCAAATACCTCTGGGTGAAGTGGTCAAACAGCTCTGACGGCTCGGAGATGGCGAACACACCGTCATCAAGAAAATACATCGGCATCGCCTACGACAAAAGCTCCAGCGAGAAGTCATCCGATCAGGCAGACTACACATGGACGCTCATAAAATCGAACGGCTCTTATACGGGTGCAGCAATACAGCGGTCGTCGGGCAATTACACATGGATCCGTTACAGCCAGTACGCCGACGGCTCAAGCATGAGCGCGAATCCCATCGGGAAACGGTACATCGGTATTGCGGTGAACAAATCATCATCGACGTGCTCTTCGAGGGCATCGGACTACACATGGTATCCGGTTACGGAAGACAGCTCGGATGCGATCACGCTGATCGGCCTTGTGTATGATGATGGTGATATGGTCGTTAAGGGAAAGCATCTTTACAGCCGCTCGGCACAGAAAGTATGGAACCGCTATTTTGCAACAGAAAAGACGGGCGCAGGCGAAGTTGTCGTGGATTTTTCGAGTGATACGAAAGACCAGACCGAGCTCCTTCAACAGTCTATCAGGGAGTTGAAAGAGCGCGGGAAGATGAAAAAGACCTACTCGACGGAGCTTCTTGACACAAATATTGACCTGCGCATCGGCGATACGGTCCCGCTTGTCGATGAAGCTCTCGGCATCCAGCTTGTCGCAAGAGTGGCAAAGACCACGGAGTCACAATGTGATGGTGTGATGACCGTCGAATTTATCGTTAATGAGGAATAAAAATGGGCAGATATGTATTGAATACCGCCACGGGTACGGCATCCCCGGCGGTATACGTTAAACAGTACGACAAGGAATACACACTCGACTTCGAGATCCGAAACGGGTCCGAGGTCTATGACCTGACCGGATGCATCATCCTTGTCAATCTCCTAAAGCCGGATGACAATGAATATGTCGGCATCGGAGAAATTACATCGGCAGTCGACGGCTATGTGTCGGTACGGCTCGACAATGATAGGCAGATGACGGCATCGGCCGGCGAGGGAATCCTTGAGCTTGTCATCATTAGGGGAAACGAAACACGCGGAACGGCAAACGCACGCTTTATCGTGCAGGAATCCCCCGCGTCGACGACCATCTCCGGAACAGTAATCGAGGGGATTGCCGCACTCGCCGCAGACGTAGCAAGCGCGGTGTCGACCTGTCAGTCGGCAGCATCCTCGGCGGGATCCGCTGCGCAATCGGCAATTGCGGCAAAGGACGAGGCGCAAGCAATCGCGCTTGGCAATATCCGCGATATTATCTTTCCGGTCGGCTCTATAGTGCAGTACGCGGACGCTTCTATTGATCCCAACTCGCTCATCGGCGGCACGTGGGAACGCATCCAGGGGAAATTCCTCTTCGGCGCGGACCAAAACCACGCCATCGGCTCCGAAGGCGGAAGCGAGACACAGACGCTGACGACCGCCAATCTTCCGAGGCACATGCACTTTACAATCAGGATGGCGCAGGGAGAGACATCCCCGGATTATCTCCACACGGTCGCGAGGTCGGATTTCGAGCATTCTCAGTGGGAAAATGCCCGCTATCAGCTGTACGGCGTCGATGCTGAAGCAAACTCGGGTAAATCGTCCTATGTCGGAAATGGGACAGCGCACAACAACATGCCACCTTACCTGACGATTTACATTTGGAAGCGGATAGCATAAGGAGGAACGCAAAATGAATGTTTTTTTAATGCAGAATTCCATCGTGAGACCGCTCGGGCGCGATATGCAGAACGTGCTCATCGGCTTTGTCGGGGAGCACGAAGCGCGAACATTTTTCGTGCGCACCCGGGACGATTTGACCGGCTACACGGTCGGACTTGTCATTGATGATGTGGACTGCGGAGCGATGACAAAAGCCCCGATGCCGGACGGCTCGATAATGCTGTCGCTGACGCTGACAAGCGACATGCTCGGAAAAGGCGGCGACAAAGTGTGTCAGCTCCTCATGACAAAAGACGCCATTGTTCGCAAGTCGTCTCAGTTCAGAGCGTATGTCGGCGCATCCAATGACATTAACAGCACAGCGCCGGACTCAGCTACGATCATAATCATCAGCGAGAAAATTACCGAGCTTGTGCATGAAGCCGCCATTGACGCCATCGCCGAAGTGCAGGAAGTCATTGACTCCATCCCGGCGGACTACAGTGAGCTGAGCGACCAGGTAGAGCAGAACACCGAAGACATTGGTGGATTAAAGGCTGATTTAGGTGCTTTAGATACAGACATATCTGCTCTCGCTGTAATAGAAACAGGTTACTCCCTTGATGTTTCAACAGTTGAGTATGTTCAAGGTTATCTCAATTCAGATGGAACGATTGTCGCAACAACGGGGACAAACGCACAGAAAACGACAGTACAGATCCCACTTGAGCCGGGTGATTACACAATCGCATTTTCGGGAATGAATGGTACTACTGCAGTAACACATGTTCGTGCCGTTGCTGTTTATAACGCAAATGATGAGTGTACAAACTACTATCAGACACAAGGGTTAAATAGCTTTACTGTTGATGACACGGATTCCTACGTTAGATTTAATGCGCAATATTCAAGCGTGTCGGAGTATATGTTGGAACGTGATGTTGAGGCAACTGTCGCAATTAAATCCAACGTATTCATTCCGACAGATAACACACTTAACGAAAATAAGCCTGCCAATGCAAAAGCAGTCGGGGATGCCATTAGGGGTCTGAATATACCGTCTCTCTGGTATATGCCGTATAGAAGACCATTAATAGCTTTTAACTTTGATGGAGAGTATAACAAGAATCCTGCTTTTAAAGCATTGTTCGACAATCATGGAAAGAAGTGTGGTTTTGCTATACCTTATACAAATAACTTTCCTTATACTAGCAAAGAGACGTACTTATCATGGCAAGCAGAAGGGTTTGAAATTATGGCACATTCTGCGGTTGCCATTGGTACGCAGTCAAGCCTGACGGATGAAGAAATACAACAAGTAGTTAAAAACGCATACTCGACATTAGAAGGGTACGGATTCGACATACATGGGTTCGTATCATATCAGGGAAATTCAAAGCAGGTTGCTATAACAGAAGCACAAAAAATTTATGATTATGGCATGACAATGCCTAACCATGCAGGTGACCTCACAGGTGATAGAGCAGGTGCAAACATTTATTTTGCAGTTGACCAGCCATATAACTTATGGAGATATTCAATGCAGAATTCTACATTACAGCAAATGAAAGATGCTGTAGACACCTGTTATACTACTAATGGGTTAATTCTTTTCTATGGTCATGCAAATAATTCTGCACTCGCCAACATGACATTAGAAAATGTTGATGCGCTTCTGACATATATAGAATCTAAGGGCATACCGATAGTCACGCCATACGAAGCAGTAAAGAACTACTACACCATTCGCCCACAGGATTTCGTCCAAACGTAAGTAGTAAACAAAACGAGAACAATGAAAGATATATTTAGTTATGGTTTGTTTATTGTATATATTGTATGTTGTTTCATCAATGCAATATTCCATCCAAGAGAATAGCTCAAAGAATACTTTAAATCAATTTCAATAAGCTAGTGAACTAAACGCCCATTTAGATTCTTAAAAGGAGATAAACACATGAATATGATTTTCGCAAATTACCTTTACCAGAACGCTGACTTCCTCGATACCGCACTCGACACGGTGCAGTACACACATCAGTACTGGATTTTCCTGATGCCGCTCATTTTAGCGGGGGCTGACATCGTCACAGGATGGATCCAGGCGTCAATCAATGCAACATGGGATTCCACGAAGATGCGCAAGGGCCTTTTCCGTAAAGGCGGCGAACTGCTTGTGGTCGTACTTGCTTTCGTCACGGAGTACGCCCTCGAAGTTGCCGCACACGCTCACATTGCGACATTCGCAAGTGTTTATATCATCGTTATGGAATCGCTTAGCGTACTCGAAAATCTTGATCAAGCGGGTGTGCCGATTCCGCCGATTATCAGAGACAGATTAGGCAAGGTAAAACACGACATGGACGGAGGTGCAGACAATGCTTAAGAAGGTGACGCATACCATTACATCAGCGACTTACAACGTTATCCGCAGAGTGCGGAAATGGCTCAGAAAATAATATGATCACTGGCGGGGACTTCGGTCTCCGCTTTTTTGTTTAGGAAAGGGCAAAACATGAACGAGTACAACATTTCGGTGCTTGGAAAGATATTCACAGCGGTAGAGTCCGGCGGGCAGATTTACGGCAAAGGCAGATGGGATGATGTGACGCTTCCGCATTTCGGGAATGAGAAAACACTGACACTCGGAGCTTATCAGTTTGGCGGCGGCTCCAATGAAGGGCGCGATCTCTTGCGGCTCATCCGTGAAAGATACCCCAAAACATTCGCAAAATACGATACCTGCGGCATTGCGGCAACGCTTGGTGTCGACTGGTATTCAACTAGATTCACCGGATCCGAAGCACAGCGGGCAGCAATCAAAGCGATGATCGCCGCGCCGGACGGCATCGCATGCCAAACAATCATGTTCGGTGATGTTCAGCTTCCGGCATATCTGAAGCACGCGTATGCTTACGGCATCCCGGCGGAAAATATCCCTGCGCTAATGATGTGGGCGGAAATCGACCATCTGGGCGGCTCAAAAGCCCCTGTGCGCGTCTTCAATCGTTGCAACGGGGATTTTACCGTTGACAAGATTCTATCCGCTCTGTTGCCGAAATATGCGGATTACACAAAGTATAAATGCCCCGTCGAGGATTCTATTTTCTGGACGCGGCATGTGAAGTGTGCGGAATTCGTCAAGCAGTACGCACAATATCCGGAAGAGGATGCGGAAAACAAAGAGGAGGATGTTATGTCTTATAACGTGCAGAAACTTTTTGATGTGGCATTTGCCGAAGTTGATTACATTGAAAAACAATCGAACAAGTATCTTGACAGTAAGACTGCCAATGCCGGCGACAACAATTACACCAAATACGGGCGCGACATGCTTGCGACAGTTCCGGAGT